TGCATCATTAACTTCAGATAATTTATAACCTTGATCTTTTAAATTTGAAACATATTTTCTTGGCCTGCCGTTCATATTTCTTTTTTCATCATACCCTTTTTTAAAGGGTTTTAAGTTTTGTTCATTTGCCATATATTACATTTTGACAAATTATAAAATTATCTACCTTGACCACGATAATTTTTTTCTTTTTTATCGTGTTTATTAAATGCTCTTTGTGCTTTACCTTTCTTTCTTTTACCAAAGGTAACTTTTATTTTATCCTGTGATCCTTTTTTCATCTTACATTAATTGATATATCTTTGACCATTCTGTCGGTAGTGAAACTTGTTTATGTACTCTATACCCTAACTTAAAAAACATATCATCCCACTCTTTTTGTTCTTTTATATTAATATGTCCCCACATTTCATCATTCTCTGTCTTTTGACTTGTACTACTGAACAATATCCATATTGGATTAATGTTTTCAAATAGCTTATTTATTTCATCATCAGTCATATGTTCTGCTGTTTCTATAAACATCAGAATATCTGTTTTAGGAAATGATTTTTTAAATAAAAGTAAATCAGGCAAATGTGTTTTTAAATACTCTTGATGACTTTTAAACTTTTCAAATCCATAAACTTGAAAACCTTTTTCCATTGCTGCTTTACTATATGCTCCAACTCCACATCCATAATCTAAAATACTCGCACCATATCCATTGAGTTGAGCAACTGTGTTTCTTGCTAAATCCATGAATTGCGGATTATCTAAACTAACACCCATTTTTAATTCTGTTTCCAGAAATTCTTTATCAGTACATTTTGCCATAAATATCTATAAACCTCCTGTGGGTTTCTTTTAATAACTCTGTGTATTCTTTTTTATCTCCATACTTTTCATGACACATCCTACAGACTGCCATCAAGTTTTCGATCTTGTCTTTATCTTTGCTGCCACCCATGCCCCGACAATCAATATGGTGAATGTCAACAGCTTTATTACCGCATACTTCACAGCCAATAAAATCTTCGAGTCCATATCCAAAATATTTCATGTATATTTTTGTATGCTGTTTCATAAGGTTCCATCTTGCATTGGCACGTCTTCTTTATCTTCTATTCTTCTATATTTTTCATGCCAAATAGTATTTGTTAATAAAATACTTTTTTCGACTATTTGTTCTTCTGTATCTTTAGGATAAAGTAAATGCAAGCATTCATGTATAAGTATTTCAAGATGTTTTTTCCCTTTAAGTGTTGCATCTAATTCAACAAAACCTGAACTATCTGAAAATCCCCATACTTTATGTTTGCCAAGTTTTCTATATTTTACTTTAATTCTGTTCACTTTTCATTTCCATTAAATCTGGTCTTTCTAATTCTGACAAATCTATTTTATGATTACCCCTCACCTTTGCCAATGCTCTTCTATAAATTTCTTCTCTTTTATATAATTCTTGCATTTTCTTAATCAAATACACTTCCTGTTCTTCGATGCTCATTTTATTTATTTTTTTAGGTAACATTATCTGTCAGTTTTAGAATGATATTTGCCGCAGGTCTTACAACGATACATAATTTTTTTTATCCCTGTTGCTGTTGTTCTTTTTAAATTAATTATTATTTCATCACTTCCACATTCAGGGCAACTTCCTCTATCAGTACCAAATAAAACCCCATAATGACTTTTAGGTTCAATATGGTTATTTATATGCTTAAAAACCTTTTCCAAAAGTACAACATCCTGCTTGCAATATTTTAACATTTTTTCCATTGCTGCAGCATTGTTATCTAAAAGTATTGCTTTCCACAAATCAAATTCTGTTTTAATCTTTTGACCAATACCTAAATAATTTGCTATATAATTCAATCTATTTGAGTTAAATCTAAATTTTGATCTTGCTATTTTTAATGTATCAATTGTTGTATATGTAGGAAACATATTGATTCCGTGATATAAACATCTTGTACGAATCCAAGCTAAATCAAATTTATCTCCATTATGCCCAACTAATTCTGTTGCTTGATTTGCTACTTCAATAAACTCTTCAAGCATTTTTTTGTCAGACTGTTTTTTGTCCCAATGAAGTCCATAAACTTCTTTTTCTTCTTCCCACTTATAACAAATACAAATGATTGCTCTTTCTTTAATAATATTAGAATAATCAATATTTTGTTTATATCCAGCTGACCAGAACAATCCAATATTTGGACTTGTTTCTATATCGAAAAATAATCGCCTACGTTTTGTCGGCATATGGAATGTATTTTGTTTTGCCATTTTCTTTTATGGCTCTTAATACCTGTTTCCTCTGCTGTCCATTTGATTTATAACTAACATGAACCCAATCTGGTTCATTGTTATCACCAAACTCGTAAATAAGCTGATCAAAATTAAGCTTATTTTTTATAAAATTAAATATTTCTTTATTTTTTAAATTAGTTCCTTCCATATCAATATCTATTGCTTCACCAGTACTATGTTGAGAATTTCTTGCACCACCAATAGCTGCATTTAATGATTGACTTCTATAACCTGAACTAATTCTGATAGGTTGTCTAAAATTTGATCTAATGGGTTCAAATATATTTTCTGCTAATTTTTTTAAGTTAGCAACATGCTCTTCAGTAGGCATATTTGAAATACCTCTACGCTTGGCTGATTCACTCCTGATGACTTCAGCCAATTCAAGATGCTCAGACAGTTTCATTTTTTAAATATTTTTTCCGCTGTTGTTAATCCTAAAAATCCTGCACCTATAAATGCCAATGAAGTAACCAATACATCCCCACCTCTGTGAAATAACTCAGCACAAAGACTGACTGTGCAGAGAAATCCGCACAATCGCTTCATGCTTAATCTGTTATTATCTTCAGTAAAGAATTGCCTCATTTCTTTTTCTCGCTTTTAATTTTATAAAGATTATATACGATAGTTGTTAAACCCACACCAATTGTAACTATATTTCCCATTTCTGATAAAGTCACATTTGCAAATATGTTTGTCAGGATCGTGGCAAAGCACATTCCAATACTATTTTTGTCCATCTTTTATTTCTTGTAATTTACGTTGAGCCCATTCGATACCTGCTTGCCCACCCCATGCATCTACAGCTAAACCTCCACAACCTTTTGAATATGGGACATCTTTATATTGCAAATGTCTTGCAAATGCCGCCATTCTTGCAATTGTATCTCTTGTAATATTTTCTTTTCTTGCTAATTGATACGCTCTGGCTTTACCTACAGGAGTTAAGCATGATCCCCATCCATTTTTTTCTGCCCAATCTATTGCTCTTTTTGCTGCATTAACTGCTGATTGTGGATAGTCATTGTAACTGTCTGCCATTGCAACCCTGATTGCTGCCCATGCTCTGTGTGCTTTTTCCTCTGAATCGTAAATACATGATCCGTTACCAATTCTGTATTTTCCGTTTGAGCATTTTATAACAGGCATTTAGATCAGTTTATTATAAATGCTGTTTCTTTTAATATTTATCTGTTTAAAATTAAAATTGCTTTGGCAATATTCAAAAAGCTGATGTCCTAACTCCACTCGCATCTGTGGATCATTTAACAAATTCTTTATATGCCTATACCAATCAGATTGTTTTTTAACATATAAAACAGGCAGATTTTTATAAGGATCAACATCAGAAACTATAGCAGGGTTTTTCTTTGCTGCAGTTTCTAAAACCTTAAGATTACTTTTCATTCCGTTAAACTTTGACTCAACCAAAGGAATCAAACTTACATCAGAGTCTGCATAGGCGGCCATATATCTCTCAATTGGTGCATACCTATAAATGTGAGTGTCAAGTTTCCTACCTGCTGAGAAATAATAGCACATATTATTCCAGACTTCGCCTTCGCTTTCATTATAACCTGCAATGACCATTTTTACATTATCACCAATTAATCTCTTTACAGGTTCTTTAATGATCTTTAAATCCTTTTCATGTGTTCCTGATCCTGACCAAAACAGTCTAAGTTTATCAGATTCGATTTTATTATCAAGAAACTGCTCCTCTCCATATGGTAAAGCATTGGGCAAAATCTCTACATTCTGATTGTATTGATAAATACCATCTGCAAGTCTTTCATGAGTGCAGGTACATAGGTCTGCAATCTTTATATATTGAATTATTTTATCAGTTATATTATTTGCCTCATATCTATTATAAAGTATATGAGTTGGATCAAGTTGCCAATAATCATCATTGTCAACCACTAATTTAAAACCATATTTATTTCGCCAATCAATTATCTGCTGAATACTTATATCAGCCAAGAATCTATTCATAACAAATATATCAAATCCTTGACTAACTATTTCCTCACTTAGTGTATCAGTTACCAAACAATAATCTTTCTGCATATGTACTAAAGGCAGCATTATTCTATGATACCCTACACCTGAAAACTTTGATGTTATTGCAAGTATTCTCATTTCTTTGGTCTACCTTTCTTTTTAGGTTGTACAACTTCATGTACATCAGATTGTACAACTGGTAAATCCTGAACTTGCTCTTGTGGCAAACTTAAATAATAACTATAAAGTCTTTTTAGCATATCCATAACACAACTACTGCACCATTTCGTTAAAACAAAGTTTGGATCAAGATAAAGTTTATAAATATGCTCATACATATTTAATAATTGAATATCTAAATTTCGTACATAACCATTTTGTACTGTATGGAAATTTCCTATATGTTCTTCAAGGTAATCTTTGTGTTCTTGTTTCATGATAGTATTTTATAAATTTTTAAGAATAACATTCTCATAATTGGAGCAAGTGATCCTGCAGTAAACATATAAGCCATTATTTCTGTAATCTCTACAGGTAAAAAATAAAGTGCCAATGCTATCCATGCTGCCAAGCAACTCGCACAGTTAAAAGGTTTAAAATCTAATTTCCACTTTTGATCAAATCTATGTATTTCTACAAAGAATATTGAGAACATTAAGGCTGCGATTATAATCATATTTTTTCAATTTCTTTTTTTGTTTCCATTATAGTTTTTGAAGTTTCAATTTCATTTGGGTTTTGTCCTACAACTGTACCATTAAAAATTTTCAAATGCATTCCTAACATTTCATCAATCATAAATAATGAACTTTTTTTTGCAAATTGTATTTTATCAAATATGTCCAAATTATCATTTTGATAAATTGTCATAAAATGATTCATTATTCTTTTTGCATTTTCTTTTGATGTCATTTCCTAATCAGTTTTTTTAACTCGTTTTTAGTCTGGTTTAAAGTTCTTATTATACTCATATATGGAATCCCTGTTTGTCTGCTCAACTCTTTTGCATTACATTTAAACTCAAATGCATATAGTCTTAATATTTCTTTCTGATACCAATACAAACCTTCAATATGTTGCATAACATTTTCTGATACATCAACTTCTATTTCATCTGCTTTTTCTATAGGTTGCCACTCTACAAAATCTCTGTATTTTTTAAAAAATTTTTTATCTGTAGATCTTACAAGATTTAACATTATACGAACCATGTAAAATCTAATCTGTTTTTTTTCATATAACTCAATAACTTTTTTTTCATCAAGTTCTGCTATAATTAAAAACACTTCACTTTTTAAATCATCTTGTAATTCAACAGGATGCATTTTTTTAATAGCTTGATTGACATCATCACTATTCCACAATTCTGTTAATATTGCATTTTTGTCCATTTGTTTAAAATTGGATTTAAACCTTGTTGTGTACATATAAATGCAATACCGCCGCAGTCAATTATATCATTTAGTCTATCTATTTGTTCTTTACTTAATCTATCTCCTATTTTTTTAACCTCTATTGCAACATATAACCCTAATTCATTATATCCCTGTAAATCTGACCATCCCTTCTCTATTGTTCCTTTTCTCCTTCTGACAGGTATATTGTTGACTCTGTTCAGTCTCATTCCAAGTCTTTCTCCTTCCATTTTCGCCCATTTTGTTAGATCCGAAGCAGTTAACTCCTTGGATAATTCCGCAATATGGGCACTCTTTTTTGCCATGTTTATTTTTATAAACAGTTACAGTATAAAATTTAAAACAGGATTTACAACGCAATTTAATTATTTTTTTAATAAGTTATCAAAATATTCAGCTACTGCCATTCTTCTGCAAGCTAATTCCATGTATTCATCATCTTCTAACAACTCATTCATTTCTTTTTTTTCTTTATATGAAGCATATAAGAATTTCTTTTTTATTGCTTCTTCTGTTCTTTTTAAAGTACCTTCAAAATCTGTTATTAAGTTTTGTTTATATAAAATATTAAAACATCTTAACCCATAAAACACATGCTCCCAGTCTTTATTTTTCTTGTAAATATCCATTGACATTTGTAATATTTCATCATCTGATATTTTTGGAGCTTCTATTTGCTTTTGTTCTACAGGTTTTTCTTCAATTTTATGTCTATAAGCCCATCTTGCATATGATGTCATTAATCTTGAAAGATATAAAGCTGAAAAATTTTGATATGTTTCAGGATTTTCATCAAGTTTGTTTTTAATCATTAAATCAAAAGCTAATTTAAACTCACCAATCGGTAACTGTCCATAATCAACTTTCATCATTTGACTCATGTATTTTATTTCAAATTCTGATGGTAATCTTTCTCCTTTTACACCTAAAAGAATCATTGCTTTTGTTATAATCTCAACTATATCAATAGTTGATGAGTCCATTAGTTTTTGAGTCTTCTTGGCTTCCGATAGAAGCTCTAAGTCTTTCGTAATAGTCTGCATATATTTCTGTTTTTGTTTTTGGTGATTTAAAACTATTGTTAAAATTAGAATTATTTATCCAAACTGCTAACATTTTTTGTTTCCAATTTTTTACTGGTTTCCCTTTGCTATCATGCCAATTAGCAGTTTCATAATATTCAAAAGCTTGTTTTGCCTTTTCTACAGTTGATCCTTTTTCTATAAAATAATCTTCAACTTCTGAAATTGTAGGTTTTATATTTTTTTTATTTCTATTTATATTTTCATTTCTATTTTCATTTTCATTTTCCATATGCTTAGGCATATGCTGTTGCATATGCTCAGGCATATGCTTAGTTTTTGCATTATTTCTTCTTGAATTGGTATAATTTGACCTCTTTTCTGATTCATCAAACATTCTCTTATTGATATAATACCCATCTACAAGTTCAAATTTATCATATACATCAGGTGCATATGCTTTGCATATGCTTAGCATATCCTTTTCTGTTAATTTACCTTTTTGATGTTGCAAACATAATAACCTTATGTACATTCCAACTTCTTCATTTGTCATTGAAAATGTTCCACTTAAAAAATCACTTGTATAAAACAAGACTGCTGGATCTTTTGCCATAAAATAAAAATCCCTGAATGGGATTGGAAATGCAGTTCCGCACCCATCAGGGACATTAATGTTTTCTTATAGAAGGCTGCATCCTTCGTATTGCAAATTTAACAATTAATTTCTAAATTACCATGATTAATTTTTAATCTACCTTCAATAATATCTTTACATTGATTGTATTTTGATGCAAAAATTTCATCTACTTCTAATAAATTCTTGCATTTTTTAACAGAACTTATAACTGTAGTATGATCAGCATATGTAGATAAATATTCACCTATTTCTTTGTAACTTAAATCAGTATATGTTCTTAAAAGTAAACATACACAATGTCTTGCATCAGTAACTTTTCTATGCCTTGTTTTTAACCTACAATCTGTTTCAAAAACATAATTTACACTTGCTATTACTTCATCAGCTGGCTTATGTGTATAAACAGCAGTTCTTTTAGTTAATGGATAATGTTCTAAAAGACGCTGTAGTTTTAACATGCTTTCTTCATGTTCTTTTATAATACGGGTAAAATCATTAATAATATTAAGAATAGTATTACGAGTTATTATATGTGTCCCTATTTGATTCTTTAATATATTAGAATTAATTCTTAGTTCATCTACATTAATCATAAAAATAATTTAAAATGGTAAATCTGATTCTTGTTTTTCTTCTCTTACTTTATCATAAATGACATAAAAGTCATTTCCATACTTGTCCTTTTTTTTAGATAAAAAACATACATATTTTTTGTATGAATTTTCATCTTTTAAAGCAAGTTCAAGATATTCTCCGTTTTTACCTTGTTTTTTAGTTAAATAAATTCCTTTAGCGAAGTTCGGCTTCTGTGAGTTCTGTTCCATTTGTTATTTGATTTAAAAATTTAGCTTCTTTTGTTGGGTTCATATCCCAGTTGTCTAATGTAGTCATTAATTCCTGAAATCTATCTTCTGAATACCAGATATGATGGTAGATTTTAGCAACAATAACCATTCTTTCTTGTGGCGGGAGTTTTTGATAAGAGTTCATAATATTTGCATTTTTGCTTTTTCATAACTAATTAAAGTGCGTATAGCGTCAATTTGATGAACAGCAGCAGCATTACATCTTTCAAATCCAGTTTTTAATCTATTCCAATCTTTTGCTTTTGCTTTAATCATCATATTAAATGTTGATGCTGAATATTTATCCATTATTTCAAGATTTACTTTACATTCAATATCAACTACATCATCAATTTTAAATTGACATTCAGTCATATATTGTCCAGATCTTGTCATTAATACAGATAAATTATTTAATCTTTCAACCAATTCTTCAGGTTCTTTTGGTAATGGTTGTTCAAGATATTTTAGCATTCTTTGATAATGATCATTGTATTTTTCAAGCATTTTTTAAAGTTTTTTTAATATCTGTTTGTGAATAATTTAAACCCATGCTTATTCTATCTTTATCCTGAATTTGATTCATTTGCAAATTAGATAATGCTTTATCATATTCAACCTTAGTTTTAATGCCTTCAATTCTAATTGCTAATTGTTCTTTTTGCCTTTCTTCATATGTTGTATTTTCTAAAAGAGTTAGAAGATATAATCTACCTTCTGCATCTATTTCATCAACTCTATTAATTGCTTTTTGAATCTCATCAGCTGAAGCAATACCGGCATCAATTCCAATATTAGCCATTGCACAAGCTCTGCCAACTGCACTTGTTTCTGCATTCTCTAAAGCTGAAGTATGATTTACTTCTCTATAATTGTCTGATTCAATTTCTTGAGCCAAACCTGTATAAATATAATCTCTTTCTGCTCCATGAATGGTGAGTGTTGCTTTAACTACCCACATTTTTCGTTCAGGATAATACTGATAATCAGAATTAATGTTGTACTCATAATTCTCATTTAGCCATTTGATTCTTTCATGTACAGGAACATAATCTTTTCCTTTGATTTTTACTGTATTCATTTTAAGTGGTTTTATTTAAAAATTGTTTTCCTAAATCGTTTGACCATTTAGCGCCTGCAAAAAATATCATTGATAAATCGTAATTGGTTATTTCATCCTGAAACTCAACTATTATAGTTGTTTCATTATGCAAATAAATTAAAACTCTATCTTGAAATTCATCCTTTATTAAGGATTGGCAACCTAATGGTAAGTAAATTTTATTGTTGTTCATATATGTCGTTATTTAAAATGATACAAAGAGAATCTAACGCATTTTGTGAAATAACTTTCAGATAATGATGGAAAGGTAGTTGCCCTAAATCATGATCTACAAACCAACCTATTGGTGTTTTGTAAATAAAGGCAATGTCATTGTCTTTAATTAATTTAAGAAGTTCTTTTTCTGTGAGAAAACAATTGATGTAATCACCTCCAATAAGATGATACACATCACTTTTGATGTGTTTTAGTTGCATAAATAAGTGGTTTTAGATTACAAATATAAATCTTTATTTAAAATAAAAAAATATATTTTAAGCTAAAAAAGAATGCCCCTGTACTTACAAGGGCAATCTTAACCACCTATTACGAATTGCAAATATAATAACTAATCCTGATATAAGTAAATAAAACCAAAGTTTAAATTTTTTAACATTTTTGTACTTTTCTTGAATGTTATTTAAATCTTTCTTTAATTTTTCTACTTCTTTTAAATGATTTTCTTCATGCTTTTGATAATCTAAATGCAATGATTCCATCTGTTTTTGATGAGCAATTTGCATAGATTTAATCCTGGCAGTGTTCTCTTGAACTTTAGTCACTTCTTTTGTCAGAGTAATAGTTTTACTTGGTGGACAAACAAAAGTGAAATTTGAGTCCTTAAAATGAACCACAACAGTATCTGGTAAAGATTGTACTGTATCAATGATTAAAACCTCTTTTATCTCCTCTTTTACAGGGAATTTTTCTGCACAGGTTTCCGCAAGTTTTCTTTCAGAAAGGCATCCTGTTAGAAACAGACTACAGATCAACAGATTCCTCATCTTGCTTAAATTCAACTCCTGTTAGCCATCCCTGCAAATACACATGAATTTCTAAACCATCTGGGTTCAGTACCTCAATAGGTTTAAATTCAATTTCTTTTTCTGATAGGTCTTTAATAGCTGCATTCAGCTTTTTGATAGCATCCTTAGTAAACTTATATTCACCTTTTTCATTAAGAACAAGATTACCTTTATCATCTACAGATGCATTTTCTAATCTTAAATCTTCAAGTTGCTCCTGATAGGAATCAATCAAAGGTTTAATCTTGTCATAAATTTTTCTGAGTTTCTTTTGGGTTTTGGTAGTTTGATCACCCATGTTTGCTGCCAATAAATTGGCTGTGATGATTAAGTCTTTGTTAGTCATAATTTTTAATTTATACAAATGTATATATTAAAATGGATTTGGTAAAATTTCTGTTTTAGGAAGTTTTTGATTAGCAATATCATTAGCCAATGCCCCATCAATTGTTTCCATATTTAAACCGCTTTCCAACCATGATATAACTATTTCCTCTGTTAAATTCTCATATGGAGTATAGTCATCAGGATTAGGAGCAGAACAAATAAACTGAGCAGAGTTTTCTGCATTATATGTTATATCATTTTCTGTTTCTTCTACTTTCCTAATCCATTTTATATACTTAACTACATTAGTCAACCCATCTTCTGATGGATAAACCTCAAAGGCATCCTGTGGAATTATCCATAAATACTGTATCATATTATTTTTTTAATGAATCAACTTCTGTTTTTAATTCTTTTATAGCCTC